AGTTCTTTTGCAATTGCCTGTGCTAATTTTTGAGTAGCTGGCTGTGTTGCTTTCTCTAGTCGCCATCTTAAAAAGTTTTCCCATGCGTGTAAAGGACCCCAAATAGAAACCTCTACATACTGACCATTCAGTATATGATAAGGATCTTCTGAATTCTTTGTAGAAAACATAGTGGGGTCTAAATACTTAAAAACAATAGGATCATACAAATTTAATATGGAAACTTCCTCAACCAATAAACTCTTATGTCTGATAAGCTGCATCCAGATATAGAACGGTATCCTTAAAACAAACTGGTGCATAAAATTGCTTGTTTTAATGTGGGTAACTTTCAAAGTTCCTACTTCTGGAGAACTTTCCTTTAAGCGGGGTAAGATGGTAAGTTGGGGGTAGAATCCAGAAGGAAGAGGTTCCGAAAAGAAAACATCGTTACAAGTAAGATATTTTTTTAACAGCGCAGCTAATTCTGAACTTTCAGTATTTTTCTGTGCTTCAAAAAAACAATACAATCTATTTAATTCTCTAATGTTAGTAGTAAAACTCAAGTCGGCTGTTTTGGAGGCAAGTGGCAGTAATGCCCTAGCCTCTTCTTTTTTTACATTATCCCCACATGCCAGCAAATAAGATGCTAAGCATCCTGACACAAAAGGATCATTATTATAATAATCTAAAACATTTTCTACTTTTAAATATCTTTGAGAATTGGCTGTGATTGTAATAACTCTACTTGTAGATAGCAAATAAAGCAAATACCTAGAGGTCCCATCTAAATCGAAGGTTACATTGTAGTGCTCAAAAGGAGGTGTTTCTCCCCTACTTAGAATCTTTAAACCTACTTCTTTATAGTTAGTATTTTTTCTATTTCTAGAACGTCCACCGGTATAACCAATATGACCTAAAATACTAACAGGAGGTACTTGCTTTAGTTCCATAAATTATCCTTAACGTAAGGTTACTAGTAAAGTTGCTTTAGTTGTTTTACTTTTTTTAAGGGAAACAAAAACCTCTGAAGGAGACCTTCCCATAACTAGATTGTAAAACCTGAGTACCTTAATAGGGTAGCCTCGATACTTGTAAGTTTTAGGTATTCTCCCTCCCCAGTTATAAGAGGAAAACCCAAAGCATATCGTTGCAGCGCTTCCGTGCAAGAGCCCACCATTTACGTAAAGCTGGCTCGTCCCGCTTAAAACCTTCGGAACCCAAGCGCTTAATAAGATGCTCTTTAGGGAAATATGTCCACAATCTACTTTTAACAAAAAGATGCCAACGTTTTTTCCACCACTGCATTTCACAAAATCCAGTTTCAAGAGCATACTTTGGATTAGCGAGTAAAAACAATCTAACCTTAGAAGTTAAAATAATACCCTCATTCCAATAAATGTCGGGTTTTCCATTTTTCTTACAGTACGCATCTTTTGAAGAACACCTGATATTTTTAGCTACGCATTTTTTAATGTGTGCCTCTTGGGGGATAACCTGAAGCATACCAACTTCTCCAGAGGAACCCTTAACATGCCTAAAAGACGATTCTGTCATAATCATACTTATGATTAAAGGGTACGCGGTAGGAGCAAAACCGTACTTGTGCGCTTTGCTCTTGATAGTAGAAACAACCATATTTAAAGTTTTGGCAGGAATACTTGGATATAAAGTCCTAATACCTTTTACTAAATCAAATGATTCTTTTTGTACTACTACAGGTATGCCTTCTTTTAAAGCATCAGTTTTAACAGAATCTTTTACCGTTGTCTTGGGTGTGCCTAAAATAGCAATTAAAAACAATATGTTATACATAAAATCTCCTTTCAAAAAAGCCGACCCTGAATAGATAACAATTTTTTGGACTATTGTCAAGAAATTAGAAGTAGATTATTACCCATTATTGTAACTACTAGAGCTAAATGAATCTTTGGGGGTTCTTCTTGTAGGGTTAGTATATCTCCTGTATGAATTACTTCTTCTTGTAGTGTCTTCATACTCAGATTCAGCAGAATACCTGTAGATATATTGTTTACTCGGATTACGCTCTTCAAAAGATCTTTTTTCATAAATGTTAGCTGCAATAGGCTCTACTACACTTGTTATTTTTCGAAAAGCCTCCGCAGAGTATATTCCAATATTAGGAAGGTCAAAAGCTTCCAAAATTTTCAAATGCCTGCTCCTTCCAAAGTGCCCAATCTTATGAGCATTTGCTGCAACATTTAAAATGTCATAAATTTCTAAATCCGTATAGTATTCTAACAAAGATTCTCCGCAAGAAACAACCCAGTCAACTGCTTTTGTGGCTAAAACAGGACCGGTTTTAGACAAAATAATATTAGCTACCTCAGAGGAAAATCCATATTCGTTACATAGGGTGTTGTAAACATGAACAGCAAAAGTTTTCTGTTCCTTTGCTATAAGGTTTTTTGCCTTAGTTTGAACATATTTATAGGGATTATTTTTACATGTAGCATCAAACCACGAAGTTCTAAGATCATCAATAGTATCAGGGAAATACTTAATTAAATCTTCAGGAAATTCGTAAGTAGTTGTTTTATCATTTAAAGCTAAACTCAGCAAGTTAAAAATACTGGACCATTCCTCTTTCTCATCGTCATTTTCATTATATAAAGAATTCAAACGCGAAATAGCAAGCAAGGAAATAACGTTATCAGGTTTAAGATCGATCCAAGTGATATATTTAATATTTTCCATAATAAATTCCATCCTTTAAAATTTTATCATTTCAGTCAAATTAAGTTAGGTGCTGGTTTCAGACACTGAAACCAGCACCTAACAGTTTACTTATTTTCTACTAGCGGGTCTTCCTCTGCGCCCAGCAGGTGACCCCGCAGGCTCTTTTTTAGAGGATACGGGTTTCTTTGTAGCGGGTGCTTTACGCACAGGTTTTGCTGGTTCGTCATCATCGTCATCGTCATCGTCGTCATCGTCGTCATCGTCATCGTCGTCATCGTCGTCATCGTCGTCATCATCGTCGTCGTCATCGTCATCATCGTCATCGTCGTCGTCATCATCGTCATCGTCATCATCGTCATCGTCATCATCGTCATCGTCATCGTCGTCTAATTCACTGAACTCTCCAACATCGTCGTCATCATCGTCATCGTCGTCGTCATCATCGTCATCGTCGTCGTCGTCATCCGTTTCCTCTACTTCAGGTTCCGGCTCAGGTTCTTTTTTCTGTCTTGGTTTGCGTGCTGCTGGTTTTTTAACATCTTCTGTGGATTTAGCGGGAACTTTAGCCACAACGGATTTACCAGACTCTGCATCTTCTAATTCCGTAATGTAATTTACATTAATCCGCTTTTGTGCATTTTTATCATCTAAAAATACAAGAAAAATGTCTAAGTAGAAATCTCCTGTAAAAGTCAAAACTTCTGCAATAACTTCTTCTCCTGAAACGTGTTTAACTAAATACTTACAATCTTTTTTTAATGACATGCTGTAATCTCCTTTTCAAAGTAAAATAAAAAATGCATAACTGCTATGCTACTAAACATTATTAAAAAACACAAGAACTATCTCAAAATTTGTATCATTTTTCTGGTTTTTGGATTTGTTGCATACTCACGCAACTCCTCCGTGTTAGCTTCACCGTGCCCTTTCAATCTTGTAATTGTTGCCTTTGGGTGTTTACTTAAAATTTCCTCTTTTGTATATCCGAAATAACGGACTCCTTTATACTCTCCTACAAAAAGAGGAGAATCTATAACATAAACTTTTCTTTCAATAAGCAAGCCTTTAAGATACGTTCTAATGAAAGCCAGCATAAGTGCTGTAATGTGCTGACCATCTGGGTCACCATCCATCAATAAAATAATTTTACCTACCCTAGAATTCTCTGCTTTAAAATTTTCAACACCCTTAGCAGTAACCTCGCAGCCTATAGAAATTAAAATAGATTCTATTTCTGCATTAAGTAACAAATTAGACAATCTGAATTTTTTACCTTCTGCATTTGGTATTTTTCCTCTTAAAGGTAGAACTTCCTGATAAGAAGTATCCCTAGCCGCTTTAGCTGTTCCTGCGGCACTCTCCCCCTCAACAATATATAGTTCTCTTTTTTCCGGGGTACAGTGTATAACACTTGCCAACTTTGAGGGTAATATTGCTTTTTCTTTATATTTTTTTACTGTGCTGTTTGTCTTTTTTCGTAAAGTAAGTTCCTTGTAAAACTGAATTTTATCAACTGCGTTTTTTACAATATCTAAAAAAACATCTTTTTCAGAAACCTGAAATTTCATAAGCTCGGGAAGTAAGGCATTATCAATATCTTTTTTAATGTCAGTATTCATAAGTTTAAACTTGGTCTGACCTTGAAACTTAGGGTTAGCTACCGACATATATGAAAAAATATGTAAACCAGACAGTACTTCATTCTTTAAACTCTTGCCGCTCTTTTCGTCAAAAAAAGCAGTTATAGCTTTTTTTATAAATATAAATGGTGTTCCTGAAAACACAGGTGACGTATTAACATAAATCTTAATATCTGACTCAGAGGAATCCGCCCAAGCCATCTCCAAATAAATGTTGCTCGTTTTTATAACAATAGGTTTATGTAAAAAAGATTTACCGGTATCTTCCAAATAGGTCCCGGTTATCTTACTATAGGTTATTGCAGAGGACGAGTCTTTGTAGGATATATCTAATCCCTTGCAGATATAAGACAAATCATTTAATCTATTTTGAATACTTTTTCTATCTACTACACAGTCAGAGAAGAAGGCACTGTTTAACTTAAAACTTATTTTAGTACCTTTAAGTTTATCATTTACAGCTACAACCTTTGTTGTAGGTACTCCTTTTTCAAACCTTTGATAGTATGTTTTCTTGTCACTCCTAGTCCATACTTCTAAAAATTCAGACAAGGCAGTTACTGCGGTTACGCCCACACCGTGTAACCCAACGCACTCATTATAGGCACCATCATAGCTACTGCCTTTGAATTTACCTCCAGCGCCAGCAATTGTAAAAATAGTAGTTAAGGTACTTAATCCTGTATCGGGATGCTTCTCTGTAGGGATACCTCTTCCATTATCTTGTACGGTAATAACACCATCATCTGAATACTCTACGGATATTTTAGAAACGTGGCCAGCCAAATACTCATCTATAGCATTATCCAAAAGTTCTTTAAACAACTGGAAAGCTCCAGCCTCTTCTGTGTCAGCAATATACATAGTAGGGATCTGCTGAATATGTTCAACGTTCTGTAGAACTTTTATGTCTTTACTTGTATATTCTTTTTTAGGCATATTACTCATGTATTTTCTTTAATTTGTCATACAATAATTCTGCTGCGGAACAATCTGGATCCACTTTAGGATCGTTGATTCCCCATAATACGCATTTAGGCAATCCTGTCAACTGATTTGTTGCAAGTTCTAAAAGATCGTAAACTATTTGTGGTACCGTTGTCCATTTATAGGTAGAAAGCATGGATTTAAAATGACCAACGCCTACCATGTAATACTGATTAAGTGCCTTTTCTATAATAAGCATTTCATCTTCTGTTACTTCAATATTGTATTTTTTCATTATTCTTCGTACTCTACATTATTGAAGAAATTAAAGTTACGCAAAAAAGCATTTATTAAAAGAAAATCTTCACTTACTACGTAGTTTTTCATTTTGTTAAGATGATCAACAAAAGAATCCAACATAAAAGCCATTGTATCAGAATCTACAGAAACGTCTACATTTTTTTCTAATGCAGAATACCACGCATTATACCTATTCTCTTTTAACTGATACTTGTTTGATTTATAAATAGCATCTCCAAAGTAATACATAGCCTGTATGTGATGTTTAATTGCCTGCTCTAAAAAATAAGTAGGACTTTCTTCTAGGTGTTTAAGCACAAAAAGAACCCTAGAATAATCCTTTACGTACAAAGCAATAAGCGCAGAATATATTACAGCATTTAAAGATTTAGGAGAAAGATCCGTTATGGCCTTTACAATAAATTCTTCGATGTTTGTAATAGAATCTTTATTGGAAACTAAAGCATTTATAATTGTCTCTAATGTTTTAACTGCGTTTCTTATGTGGCCTTCAGAGGAATCCGCAATTTGTTTTAAGTGTGCATTAGTTAAACCAGATTTTTTACCCAGCTCTGCTCTAACAATTTTTCGTAAATAAGGAACCGCTTTATCCGAAGGAACTAAAGACATATCTAAGGAGATACCCCTACTTCTAATCTCAGGCGGAACTTTCGTTGGTGCTGAAGTAGATAAAATTAAGATACATTTGGGAGGAGGATTCTCATAATTTACAAGTAGCGCATTGAAGGAATCTTTTGTTAACTGATGGCACTCATCAATTATAAATACTTTATACCTTCCTCTAATAGGAGAAAAATTCAAACGCTGTATTAAACCTCGTATGTCATCTATCTTTCTATTATCAGATCCGTTAATTTCTTCTATGTCTGGGTGAGAAGAGACAGAAGATTTAAAAGACAAACAAGAAGAACACTTACCGCAAGGGACACCCTCTTTAGGTTCTAAACAAACAGCGTAGCGTGCAATGATACGAGAAGTAGTAGTTTTACCTGTACCATAAGGACCCGCGATAAAAAACGATCTACTCATTCTTTCTGTATTAAACATTGATTGTAGTTTAGTTACAACTGAATCCTGCCCCACTAAATCATTTACTGTTTCTGGTCTATATTTAATATCTAATGTTTTATGTTTTTCCATAAACGTACTCCTTGATTTAATCTTGTAACACATTCTTGGAAAAAATAAAATAAAAAAAGGGTGTCTCTCCGAAAAAAGACACCCTTCTTTAAAAACTAAGGTCTTAGGAAAACTTAGACTCTCTGTGCGCGAATGATTGCTTTAGGGTTGACAATAGCCATCCCTTCGATTTGCTGCATGAACCAACCTCTCTCGGCTTTACCAAGAGCATAGTGGTTAACAGGGTTCGTAGTAAGAGGCGCACGCTGAACGATAGCACCAAGGGTCTGAGGAGAACCGAGGAAGAAAATCTCTCCAGCCTGAAGAACCTGTAAGGTGTCGTAACGATAACCGTCAGTAATCAGGTTAACGCCCTGAATAGAACCAAGAGATCCTTCAAGTACGATTTCATGCTTGGTTACGGGATCAAACCATGCGGAAAATTCGTGATCAGCAATAATGTCGTTCCAAATATCGAAAGCGATAATCGCTGTGGTTACAGGGATACCCCATTCCGCTATGCTAGTTCTGAGAGAAGTGAACACAGTAGGAGTAAAGGTATTGAAGTAAACGAGATCATTATCAGCAACAGCTGCGGTACGTGCTAACTGTAACCAAATTTTGTCCTCAGTAACCATGATCTGCTCAAGACCGTCTTGGAATTTGTCTTCAAGGATATCGCCGGGAGCCTGTGCGATTTCTTTATCTTCGATAAGGATGTTAGCAACAATAGAGAACTCAGGAGGAAGAACATACTTCTGACGAACCTGAGCTGCTACTACGTTAGGGTTAGCTGTGGTGTAATAAGCCACAACGTCTTTACGTCTAACAGCTACTCTACCGATTTCACCGCGATCAAGTTCTTTAAGCATAAGGGTCTTACGAGCGAAACCTTCTCTTCCGAGAGTTTCCCAAATTTCTTCACCAAGAACTTCACCAAGAGCCATCCACGTATCGCCGCTTTTGTCAGCAAGTGCGGTTTTAAGCTGTCTCTCATTAGCTGCCTGTGCCTCCTGAGTAGCAGCAGTAAGAATCGTTCCCGAGGAAACGCTTCTCTGAAGTGCGCTCATGTTAGCATAAAGGTCTTGCTTGTTATAAGCATTGAACGAACCATCAGAAGCAATCATAGGCTCTGCGGATACGCTCTGGTTTCCACTTTTACGGGGAGCAAAGCTTACTGCTCTTGGAACAGAAGCATCGCCGCTGGTTAAAGAGGCTTTGGAACTGGCTACAATAGCCTGTTTTTTTGTAGAAGGTCGATAAGGATTGTACATGTTTTTTTCTCCGTGTGTAAATTATAAGACTGTATTTTTTACACGGGAAAAAGTTATTGACTGCTTTGGTAATACTGCCTTTCCGCCCGTTACCGGAAAGGTAATACAGTACAAAAAATTAGATAATGTTAACGTTGAAAGCGATACCTAAAGTTGCATCAGAAGATGTAGGGGCTTTAATAACAGCACCAACGCAGTTTGCAGCACCAGCAGCTCCCGAAGTGATAACGCCGTTAGCGCTTACGATAGCCGTCATACCGGACATACCTGCCCAGTTAATCGAAGCATTATATTCACTAGTGTACATTTCGCCATGACCGCACATAACACCAACTTGGTTAAACAAAGCTCCACCAGTGTTATTGGGATGTCTTTGATAATATTTTTGCTGAGACTGAAGAGCAGTTAAATTAACTCTCCAATAAACATCAAGAACATCACCAGCATAGGTAGAAGAAACAGTAAGAGCGCCCGTCGAACTTAAAACAACGTTATTAGCCGCAGTAATTGCAGAGTTCACAACCATAGCAGCTGCGGTATCAATGTTATAAACGCGGACCTCCCAAGGGAAAGCACCAGTAGGACTGTAAGGAGTAGTGCTGGAAAGCTGTACGGAATAAGGAGCTGCTGCGGGAATAGTAACCTGCTCAACACGGGGTTCGGTTAAAATGGATTCGTTATCTGAGGTAGAGAAACCACAAAAACGATCAGTAGCAATGGTACCCGTACCGGCGCGAACTTTAACTACACCACTTTCCAGAACTTTAATAAGTCCAAGACCCTCTTTGGTTACTGTCTGACCAGTAGCCACAGGCATTTCACGAAGAAGACTAGCAAAAGATTTTTTAATATCATACATAATAAATATTCCTTTCAAAAACAAAAAACGAGTTAAATTTTAAATGTAAAACTTTTTATATTAAACATTGTTATTTCTTGTAACTAAAGCTCAGACTTTTTCTAAGGGATTCTTTCGTTGCGCTTTTAGCAATGGGTTGCTGAGAAACACCATGAAGGGCAGTAAAGTTTACATTAGAAGTAGCCATTCTGTTTGCCATAGTATCGGGCATAGGGAATGTAAGTTCATCAGACAAGCTAGAACCTTTACCAGCTAACTCTTCTTCATTCTCTTCGTCTTCTTCCGCAGTTTCAACAGCCATAGTACCAGCGTTAACCAGTGCTTCAGCAAGTTCTGCTCTAGTCTCATCACTCATAGAAAGAAGAGATATTGCTTTGTCTATAATTACAGAGTAGTGTTCCATCTCCGCAGTAGAGAAAGCGCTCTCAATAATTGCGGAGCCTCTATTAGTATCAATACCGTAACGATACATTTCTTCTAACAGCTCTGCTTTGAGGGGGTTTCCGATATTGTAGAAGTTTTTATGAATAGCAACGCTAGCTAACGCAATGCATTCCATAAGTTCTGATTTGATGTTAGAAGCAATAACTTTTACGTTGTTGAGTTTTTCGGTGTATTCATTCTCTAAACGTTCAGTAACTTCTGCTTTAATTTTTTTGTGGAATTCAGACTCTTCTACTTTGGCTTTCCAGATACGAGCATTTACTTTTTTAAGAGTAGGAATAACGCCGATATTACTGAAAGCAGTAGCGATAGCTTTAGCATAATAATCAGTAACGAAGGTGTCTCTTAACACTTCAGCGTTTGCCTGATCCTTCAAGCAGATGCGACCTACAGGAGTACCTTCAATTTCAATATTCCAATAGGGGTTTTCAGTCTCTTGAGCATAACAGCGCATAACTGTTTTCTCGGGAGATACTTTAGTAGAATTATTAAAGGTATCATAGGATAATACTTCGTAGGTTGCTTCCGTTTTTTTCTTCATTGGTTTTACCTCATTGTTAGAGTTAGTCTTTATTTTATCGACATAATCAGTAAACTGTTTTTTTATAACAGGGTCTTTGATTTTGAATAAATCTACATATTTTTGAAAATCTTTTTTAACGTCTGCTCCACAATTAACACAGTGAATAGATTCTGAATAACCATTTACAATATCTACATTAGACAGCATCTCTACATCACAATGAGGACATTTAGGAATTATATTAAAAGAATCTTTTCTAGTGATTATTTTGTCATAATCAGCAGGTTCTAAATTTATAGTAGCTTTATTCATTAAAGTTCCGCACTGAGGACAATGAGGACTTTTGAAATCTGAAGTAACCACACCAGAATGTTCTTTATCTTCGCACTTAAAGGTACCGTATGACGTTCCAAGATCAGGCAAGTACCCAAAGTAATTCCAGACCCTAGGATACAAGCCAAGCTGCGTAGGCTTCATAAATAAAGGCTCTGTCTCGAATAAAGATTTAACTCTGTTATCTGTCATGGGTCTCCATTAGACTTTATTTAAAAGCATATATAAATAAAATCTAAGTAATAAATAATGAATATGTAAAAAATATTAGATTAAAAAGGTATGTAAACAAACACTTTATTAATTGTTTTTATTTAAAACACATTTATTAAAAGAATTACTTGCTTTATACTAAACATAAAATATTACAAGTTGTGTAGTTATGTGTAGTATAGTACATTACATTGTATCCAGTGCATAGACAATAATTATACGTTAAAACCCAAACCCCTGTATGATTTTTATATGATGTAGAATATTAACTGTTGTCTTTAGGCATGTATTTAGAAAGGATGGTCTGGAATTTTATGGAACCCCATTGTTCAGCACTAGTTCTTAAACTTTCAAGTTTATTACTAGCGTCATCTTCCTCTTCCTCTACGCCGTCTACTTCTTCTTCTTCTTCGTCTTTTTTAGACTCTACTTCTTCTTCATCTTCGTCTTTTTTGGACTCTACTTCTTCTTCTTCATCTTCGTCTTTTTTGGACTCTACTTCTTCTTCTTCATCTTCGTCTTTTTTGGACTCTACTTCTTCTTCTTCGTCTTTTTTAGCTTCTTCTTTACAAGAATCTACTTCTTCTTCATCTGTCTTATCTTGTTTGCTCTTTACTCTTTCAACAGTAGTCCTGAGAAGAGAATCTAAAGCTTTAAGCTGCTCAACAGTGGTTTTCTTTTTAGAGTCTGCTTCTACTTCTTCATCTTTAGCTTCTACTTCTTCTTCATCTTTAGCTTCTACTTCTTCTTCATCTTCAGAAGCTGCAACAATTCTATCTTCAAAATAGGAAGCTAAAACTTCTGCTTCGCCAATACTTTTTTCAGCAGAAGCTTTAATAGCCTGCGCTCTTTTTTGTGCTCTAAGTTTAGCCTGAGCTAGTTCTGCTTCAAGAGTAGATTCATCCTCTTCCTCTTCGTCTTTTTTAGATTCTACTTCGTCTTCTTCGTCTTCTTTTTTAGCGTCCACTTCGTCTTCATCTTTTTTAGACTCTGCTTCTTCTTCCTCGTCTTCAGCAGAAGCTTTAATAGCCTGTGCTCTTTTTTGTGCTCTAAGTTTAGCCTGAGCTACCTTGGCTTCTGTAGCTTCGTCTTCATCTTTTTTAGACTCTGCTTCTTCTTCCTCGTCTTCGGTTTCGCCTAGAATCTTGGAAATAACATCATTGAACCCCGCTAAGAAAGTAGCACTGTAAACTTCATCATCTTCAGCCTCTACTTCATCTTCTTCGGAATCCGCAGCCTTAGCTAAAAGAAGGTCGATACTTGATTGCATACTTTTTAAGGTAGCTAAAATATCATTTGCTTCAGCGTGTGCAGATGCTTCTTCTTTTTCTTCCTCATCTTTAGCAGCGGTTTCTTCCTCCTCTTCTGCTGCGGCAGAAGCATCGAGGTCAACCGGAGTAGAAGATTCAGGACTTAAAGCAGCTTCTTCCTGCTCGTCAGTTTCTTCCTCTTCCGCAATTGCTCTTTGAAGAAGTGCGATTGCAATTTCACCCTCATGTTCCTTAAGAGTGTCTTTAGCCATATCTAAAAGTCTTAATGTTCTGCGTTTCATTTTATATGAACTCCTTTCAAAGAACTAAAATAAGCAATATTTATTAACATGTAAAAAATAACAAATTTTTAATATATTGAATAAATAATATTAACAAAATAATTTTGTTAAATAAAAGTCATTATATCGGAAGAATATGCTGTAGGGTCTGCCGGATCTTCTACAGACGAATTCTCTATATAGTTTACTCCTATACATAATTGGTAGGCTAATCTGTTATCAAATAGCTCACCTTTATTTTCCATGTGTCTACATCTATTTCTTCCGGGACCCTCATCTACGGTTCCGCAAATAGAACAAACAAAGTGTTCAACTAAAGCTCCCATAGAATAGGAACTTCTTTTTTTACTTAAAATATCATTTACTAATTTTTCATCTTTTTGTCTGCAGAAGCCAGAAAGAACTACAATTTTCCAAATATTGTAAGCTGGAATAAATTGCATTGAAACATCAAAGTTAACACCTTTAGCGGCTAAAGGATTCTGATTTTTATGGTCTATGTGTGTAGGTTTTCCTTTAAAAGTACTATATACTAATCTACCTAACAGTGGATCAAAATAAGTAACTTCTTCGTAAGGGAAACCCTGCATATTTCTATTAGGTATATCTACAGTTACAATAGGGATGGGAATAAGAATATAATCATTAGGGTCAGATGATATCTGGTATGTTTCAGAAGCTGCATTTAACCAACTTATATCTAATTTTTTCTCTGCGTAATTTTCAGTACCGGCTACGATTAAACTTTTCTCGTTTTTATTATATTGTGTTTTAGAGAAGGCTTCAATATTGTTCTCTACCTGAACAGTTCTACCAATAACTTGATGCTTCTCAAAATTAGAATTCAAATTTCTTAGTGTTTTAAAATTTAGCATTTTTATCTCCAGCACAAAAATTCTGTTAACGAAAACATAAAACTCTTATTAAAAGATAATAGTTTTTAATTATTACACTTTAATTCTAGCTATAACAAAATATGTAATACTGTTGAAAAGCTAAACGCCACTAACTAAGTTAGGGCTTTTACTATCTAAACTTTGATATTCTCTTCTAACTAAACTTTTAAACTTTTTAAGTGTATCTACTTTAGATAGCTTAGTAAGATCAGAACTTACTTTTACTGAACCTAAACTAAATTCCTCGGAACCCCCGTCACCACCCTCGCCGGGTTCCACGCTAACTTTGTCTTGCCACTCTTTTATTCTCTTTTTAATCTCAGCATCCGCAGGCAAATCTTGTAGGATATCGTCTATAGATATACCCGCTAAGTTTGCCCATGTTCTGGCAGGAATAGGAATTCCTTTAGATTCTAATTTTTCTACTAATTCTAATAAATGCATATCACCTTCTGCTTTAAGAGATTTTTCAAATTGTACACTGGGTAAAATTAAATCATCTTTAGGGATACTCATAGCTTCTTCTATTGTTAAAGAGCGAAAAGGATAGTAATCCTTAGCATCAGAAGGCAAATCATAAGAAATCTTATCAAAATGCTTTACTTTAATTTTGTGGTCTATTCTTGACTTTTTAGTTTTTATAAAACCATGTGCTCTTGCAAGTATTTCAGCATACTTCAAAATAGTCTTTGTTACAATAGTGTCTCTTAATCCTCTAACTTGATCCATAAAAATTGATCTGGAATCATCGTAGTTATTATAAGATGCCTGCCCCGTTAACCATTCTTCGCTTATTCCACAAGCTCTCATCTTGCTCTCAACAAGAAAAGCGGAATCGTCAGAAAGTTTCCACATGTTGTTACCGCCGCCTGTAACTTCCTGTGCCGAAATACCGGATCTAGTAGCAACTACAGCCCCCACAGGATCCATGTCTGCCTGAATAAACATTCCAGCTACTTCAGTAAGCTCTTCTGCGGTTGGAAGACCTCCCTGCTCTTGTGTAGAATCTATAGTAACATGAACAATAGGTCCAGCTCTTCTTCGTGTTGCGATAACTGTAGCATTCAGTAAAGGCTTCTCAATTGCCCACAAAGGAACTACCCTTGTTAAAAATGATGTTCCAACATAATCATAAGGACTTATATTACGAGCTACCCATAAAGTATTATAGGGCTCCAGAGGTATGATTCCGCCAGTTTTTAAAGTTTGTAAAAATTGAGCAGGAATTGTTTTTCTAACCCTAGCAATACGTGGATCAGGACTTAACAAGAATTCAATATCTCCCTGACTAAGCCTTAAATTAATAATAGGATCAACTCCAACAATAGGAACAGGAAGTATATCTAAAAAGTCTGGGTCATTAGGAAGCAAATTTGTCCAATAACCTTTTTGTGCATCATAAATTAAGTTAGCACAAAATCTACCATGAATCAAAAATTCTCTGGTTAAGTCTTCCATAATTTTAGGAGTAAAAAGAGGCAATAAAGCATCTTTATAAAACTTTAGTATTACAGGATCATCAACGCCAACAATATCATAGCGCGACCAAGGCATAGAAGACCATAAATCTACAGCTAAGCCTGAAACATTATCCCTAGCATATATTTGTCTATACATTCTATTTAAAGCCGGTAAACTATGAGGTAACCACTCCTCAACTACGGACCCTCTATCTAAGCGGTCTCTTACGGGGTTGTATTGCCTGTTTACGGAGCCGTTAGAAGCGTCCATACCACCTACATCACACCCCTGATTAAAATCCGCGTGGGCTACCTCCATTTGCTGATTATGTTTTCCCATAACAGCGCCATAGGAATTTCCCCTAAGCAGTCTACCTCTGTGGTTACTACCATTTACTTCACTTGCATTAAAGCCACGATTAAATGTATATAGACCCATGTTTTGCTTACCTTATTTTTCTTCATTATAGGGCATTACAACTTTACATTTTTTGCAGTATTCTACATCTCTATCGTTAGCTAATGTGCAAGAAGTCATTACACCATTTTTACAAACAGGGCACTTAGTTTTATGGCTATCATCATTCTCCGAATTAAATACTTTTGTGTATATTGTTTTCTGCTGTTCCGTATAGCTCTCTACCAATGTATCAAGCTGCTTATTAATGATAGGAAGAACGTTAGCAAGGTGAACTTCTTCTTTTAAAATATTTTTCTTTATGTCTTTATAGCTATTATCGTCTAAAGTAATGCCACGTTGTTTACAAGCATGTTTTAATAAGCGGTCTATATTCATATCTGCACCAATCTTTCTTGTTTAAAAAGGCCGCCTGCGCGATCCTCTATAACCATATTTACCTACTTCGGGGTAATAGTTATTTCTACTATTAGAAGATAATACAACACCGTTAACTTTTCCATTATTTCTATTATGAGAATTGGTGCCTACAGAATAATTACTATAAGATTCCTTATTCTTAGCGATATCAAAAAACCACATAGCTAAGGAAACAGTTCTCCAAAGATCGTCTGTTCCAATTATAGGCTTTATTACTTTCTTTCCAACTTCCCTAACTGTCAAACACTGAACTATTGTATGTATAACAGGATTACTTACAACTAACTCCCAATGAGGTATTTTAGAATTTTGAAATTTTGATATAGTCATCTCAGAGCTAGGAAATCTAAATTTTCCTTCATATAAATTATTTTTTATTTTAACAAAATCAACCCACTTCAAACTGTACTGGTCGGCAGCAGTAAAATCTCTACGAATTCTGTGCACTTGATCTAAACTGTTCCACCTGTCATAATAAACATTCTTTATTCTAAAGTTTTCTAAAAGTGGTTTAATAGCAAATTCAAACATGTGTGCAAAATTTATATGCTTACCGTAGCTTCCGGGAAACTGTGGAGATATTTCTAAAAGCAGATCACAAATTATTTTATCTGTTCCTCCATCATAATGTGACATACACAAAGCAAAGCTGTCATTAGCATACCCTGTATCAATAGTTAATAGCCTAGGTATATTCTTCTCAATGGTAAGAGGTGTTATATTCAAATAAATATACTCAAACCCAAAAGAATCTGCAATTTTCTCGTAAGACCAGTTAACTAAAGATGTTTGTTTAAACTCAGTACTGATAGATCTTTCTAATACTTGTATATTTGAAAAATAAGGGTTGCTTGCAAAAGGAGGTGTTGCTTGATAATCTCTAAGAAAAGCTTCTTCATTCCCGGATTCTTTTTTACACTGGTCTTCTGTAATAAAAGGATTAACTTCCCACGTAGAATAATGATAACGTAATCTTCCCTCAACCTTATCCTTTATAAGAAACATGATCATATCATGTACGTTGGATGGAGAAGAAATGTTACAAGAAATTGCAGTAGGGGCGTCGTAGAATCCTTTTTCTTTACGCTTAAATTCAGAAGCACTTCTTACTGTTTTTAAACTTTTACGTAAAGCTTCATATGTCTCTTTGGCGCTCATTGTAACCTTAGCTCGGGCACCCGCCTGTTCTATCTCACTATCCATCCAGCCAATCTCATCTATAGCAGTAAATATCCTAGTTCTACCACGAATAGCTTTTATGTTAGGGGTCTCACAAGTTACTTCTATATTCTGTTTAAAGAACTTTAAAGAGGGGTCTTTTGCATCATCACTTTTTCTGTAAAACTTAGTATCTTCCCCAACCCTACTTTCCATCTCCATAAGGTAATTCTCATATTTTTTAAACCATGGAGAGTTATTATAAATTGTGATAAACTGTCGCCACAAAGTATCATACGCCTGAGCTAACTGCACAGCACAGAAAGTAATATGCAACTCCTGATCTTTAATCATTTTATCTTTTCCAAAATAACCGGAAGGAGAAGGTTTTAGCATCAAGTATCTGTGTAGTACATAACTGGCACCTACCGCAGTAAAAACAGTTTTACCTCCACGCATACCTGCACATATAGCTAACTCATTTGCATTATCATAGTAATTTGCTTCTATAGCATCTGTTCTGTTTTTACCGCACTTAGGACATTTACCAAAATTGTAAAAAGTTATTTTACTAAGTATCTCTTCATTTGTTTGGTCAAATAGACCGTACCTAGCCAGCTGCGTATCTGAACAAAAAGGACAGTAATCCTCAAATAGATTAATTCCCCACTGTAACTGTCGAGGAAATAAAGAAGTATCTAAGTACAATTCGGAGTTAGTAACAAATTCAAAAAAATTAGGAGCTACGTCGAAACTAACATTTGTATCCACATTACCATCAAAAACATTTAAATCCAAATCTGTTCTTATTAGATCTGAAATTATGGAATTAGGATCAAAATCTAAATCCTTAGGCTTGCTCATCCTCTGTAAACTCCTTAGTTTTTTCTAACAATGGTACTCCCATTAAATCAGATATTCGGGACTTTGTTATCTTTAATTCATCCGAAAATCTGGTACCAATTCTTTTTAGGCACAACTCTGTCTTTTCTTTCATTTTTGCCATAGCTTCTTCATTCAAATATACAGGCAATTCTGACAAAATAGTATCTTTTAATTCATCTACAAATAATCGGAGTACAGCAGAGGAAAAAGGATCAACTACACCTACAATTAAATCTTTAGCAGTTTTTTCATTGTCATCGTATTTATCTAACTGCTGAATTAGATTAGAAGCAGTACCAACAAAAGAATTTACAACGGAGGCTGCTTTTTCATCTGGGTGAGAACTATACTCCCACTGAGCTATATCTATTAACTCATCCATCATTTTCCAATATTTCTGTAAGTAACTAATTCTATCATTTTTTGTGGAAAGAGAAGCCTCAACATCCTCTGCTTCATTACTTGACATATACTTATTTGTATTTAAAGTAGATAAGTGTAATATTTCAAATATCTTTTTAACTACTTCCACAGGTATATCTAGGAAAATAGCTATCTCATCAGCACTAGTAAAAGTACCTTCTACATATAGCTTCTCTACTTTTTTAATTAGGTCATTGGAAATAAGATCTGGTTCTGCCATTACATTACCTCTAAATTATAAGTGAACTGCTATCGAGCTAAAGACCCGATAGCTTCTTGCTTCATAGAAGTTTGCTTAAGGCTGTAAACAGTCTTAGGTCTTACATCTTCTCCACAAGCTTTAGATCCCGCAGTTCCTGCGGTACATTGTTTTAAGATATTAATAGCAGCATTAATATCTCTGTCTAATTC